TTCCCGCTCAACTCGCTCTGCTCCACCACGACTGCGACCATTAACGACACCACGAGCGTCATCAACTCCCAAGATGTATTGAAGGAGGTGCTACGCCTCACGGACTACAAGAAGAATCGTCTCCAACGCACGTGCCCGACGATGCTGGATAAGTATCAGTGCTACGACGATGCCTATGGTCTGCCCAACTGCCCGCTGAACGGCTATGGCTCTGCGATGGACTACGATGGCGTCCAGAATGGTGCCTTCGGTCAGCTGGTCTTCACGGACTCGGGCGGTCAGCCCCTCGTGAATGGTCTCTACTACACGAACGGCGTGCTGACGGGTGGAACGGGTGCGATTCCCAACGCTGGGACGGTCGGTTGCTACCGCTGCGTGAATGGTCTGCCGTCCCTCGCTGCCTCAACGACGGGTGCGGGTGTCGTGGATTGTGCGGGTCCTTTCACCATCTACTACCAGTGGACATCTACGGAGAAGGTCGTCCTCTCGCCCTTCACGTTCAGCGATGTTCACGAGTGGGACACGGGTCTGTTCGGCATCAACAACATTCAGCTGATTATGAATCTCCAAGCCCCGACTCGTATCGTTCGCTACTCGGGTGTCCGCTGGAATCAAGGCATTGCTACTTACGGAGCGGCGGGTTCGGGCTCTAACCCCGAGTCCTATGCGACGCTCACGCAGACCCAGTTTGCGTCTGCTACGCCCTTCCAGCGTTCAGTGGTCAACGTCCAGTTCCTCACGCCGTCTCTGGATGTCCCTCTGCCTCCCAAGTCCGTCGTGCCGTATATGGAGTTCCCTCGCTACATTACGACCTCCGCCACGACTCTACAAGCGGGCGTTGCGACCCAGATTCAGTCCCAGACGATCACGCTCCCCCAGATCCCCGATCTGCTCATCGTGTATGTGAAGGGTCTACTACCCGCTGGCTCTGGCTCCACGAGCGGTATTAACGACCCCAACTTCGGCGACTTCTACCTCCCGATTGCGTCTCGCTCGTATGGTGGCGTAGCCAATCCCCTCACGGTCAACTTTGATAACTTCTCGGGTCTGCTCTCGTCTCACACGGCGGAGGAGCTCTATGCGATGTCCGTCAAGAATGGTCTGGATATGGACTGGCTCTCTTGGACGGGTGCTGCTTTCTCTGGGCAGAACGCTTACGCCGCCGTAGCGTCGGCGTCGGGCACGGGTGTTGGCTGGGGTGGTATGGGCGGTCAGCTGGCTGGTTCTAACCCGCCTTCTGCCCTCAATGGTGCCCAGAAGGTCCCGCTCACGGGCTCTATCCTCGTCCTCAAACCCAGCCAAGACATCACTCTACAAACGGGTCAAGCCCCGTCGCTGGTCGGCAACTTTACGCTCCAATTCAATCTCCAAGTGTTCAACAACACTGGGCTGGATGGCGTTGTTCCCCAGCTCTTCGTCATCACGGCGAACTCGGGCTTCTTTGAGTCCATTCGTGGTTCCAGCCGTATCATCAAGGGTGTCCTCAGTGAGCAAGACATCATCGGTGCTCCCCTCGCCCCGACGGCGACTCGCCAAGAGCTCTGCCGTTATGTCGGCGGCTCGGGTCTGCTCTCCTCGCTCGGCAACATTCTGTCCAAAGTCAAGGGTCCCGCTCTGGAACTCCTCAAAGAGGCGGGTATGGCTGCGGGCAAGGAGCTCCTCCATCACGGCACGGCGTTCGCCAAGAAGAAGCTGGGTCTGGGTATGAGCGGTGGTGATGCGAGTGGCGGTGCGATGAGCGGTGGTCGTAGTCGCAAGGGACTGGACGCCCGACTGATGTAATAAACTCGTGATCTTCACTACAAAATTAACGTAATCAAATGTGTTCTCCTTTCGCATTCTGCGGAGGGTTTTATCAAGCATATATAGTATCACAAAGAATACAAATGAGCACCCAGCTGGATTCTCACTTGTGTTGTAATGATTTGCGTTTTGTATATTCTTACTGCCCGTCTACCAAAGGATATGGATGGCGAGATTGTTCGGCGACACCTTATTCGCCTTCCACTCACCCTTTATCTTCTCTGCCCGAGCACGATACAACGTTCGCTTCTTCTCTGCCGTCCCTTTCGGCACTCGTCCCGCTTTCTCTTCGGCAGACCATAGGAGGAAGTCATTGTAGTGTTTGAGTCCAAACTTTACGCCGTCGTAATCTAACTTGTGCTTCCCGTCGGTCGCCAGTTTGAGTTTCTTGGGATCTAATCCGTATGCCTTCGCTTTGGCTCGTGCTTGGCGAAGATACACGCTCCCACCACTCCCCTTGCTTAACGGAGACAGACGCTCCTTCATAGGAGGTTTAGGATCCTCTTCGTCCAAGACCAATTGTTCTCGCTTGTTCTTGCGGAACTGACGCTTTTTCATCTTGTCTTCCATCGCATCCCGTTCTTTTAGACGAGCGAGTGAATGAGCCATACTTGGATCCAAATACAACCGCTTTTCCAGTCCCTTGATTAATACTCGCTTTCGCAGATCGTTCTTACCACCGCCAACTAATTTTACGATCACACGCTTGGGCGGTAGTGCTCCTTTCGGTGGACCCGAAGGATAATACCACTTCCCCAGATCTTCTTCGCTTGGAATATCTCGTATCGTGCTGATTTTAAGATACTTGTATCCCGATGTCCCCTTTGGAGCATAGAATATCTCTTCGCCTTCCTCAAAGGGCGTGTGCGTGATAGGATCTATCTCGTCTTTGGGAACTTCTACAACTTCACCCGACTGCTTGATACGATCGCTCCAATGTATTCCACGCCCTACGGGATGCGGAGGCGGAGGAGGAGGACCACGAGGTTCGTCGCCTTGCGGACGAGTTGGAGGAGGAGGACCCAACAGATTACGCATATGGAACTGCCCACGACGAGGAAGTCGGTTCTGGGGTTGTTGGGCTTGGGCTTGTGCTTGACGACGACGCTCATCTTCCTCCGTAGGTTCTTCGCCTTCGGGACGGGAACCGCCATTGAAGTTATCAAGAGCGTGTGCGTCCAGAGCGTCCTTGCCCGTCTTATACACTCCATAGTAAGGTATGAAGTATCGTGCCGCCCGACTGATGATGTTTTCCTTCTTCTGCTTCTTGGGACGCACTTCCACGTTCTTGGCGGACCGACCCATAATCGCAAGGAGCGGGTCGCCCTCTTGATAGATACGGCGGTTAGGAATGTCCTTGTCCGCATCGCCCAGCGAGATGGCGGGATTGTAAGATACGCCTTGACGGATAAACCCCTTCTTCAAGAACATATCCAAGACCGCTCCACCGAGCGAGTGTCCAACGCCATACACATCTACGTCTCCGTTCTTGAACCGACTCATATACTTTGTGAAATCGGCAAAGTCCTTCTTCCAGCGTGGCGTGTCTTCCAGTTGACCCAGTCCCAGCTTTGCGTCGGCATAGATGTCTTGCTTATCGCTCGTATTGGTTCCACGAATGCCGACGACTACCGTATCTATTTCACGAGGATCGCTGGGGTCTTTTAGTATGTAGAACTTCAATGTCGGCGTGTAGTTAGAGAGCTGGAAAGGACCAATGCTCTGCGGAGGAGAGTTGGAGTAGGACGCCTTTGCGATCTGTTGGAGGATGGAGAGTTCGGGCAGAGGACCCGCTCCGTGAAGTGCGTGATGCCGTCCACCCTCCATCTTCTTCTCAATCGCCTTCTCTTCTCGTGCCGTTGGAACCATTGTGGAATACAACGCCCTCATCTGTGCTTCGGCTTGTTCTTTCGGCAGAGGGTCCTTGCTATGATGCTTCCCATCGGGACCGACAACCCAATAGAGAGCACGCTTCGGTGCCTTACGGAGTTTAAAGGGCATCCTTTATCTATACTCACAGAAATAGATAGATGAAGTTGATGTAGATGATGTAGATGAAAAAGTAAACTTTTCTATCCCACGATTCTCAATTCCCCGACGGCTTTTTTTACTTTTTCATCTACATCATCTACATCAAACCAAAATATATTCGTATCAATACAAATGAAGATCCTTGAACTATTCAAGGGGACGGGGAGCGTAGGCAAGATTGCGAAGAAGATGGGCTGGGAAGTAATGAGCGTGGATATTGAGGACAAGTATGAACCCGATATTCTCGCCGACATCTTGGAGTGGAAGTATAAGAAGTTCTTCAAGGACTCGGGCTTCATTCCCGACTTGGTTTGGGCTTCACCGCCGTGTAATACCTATTCCCCACTGGTGTATCCTCTCAAAGAGCGAGACACCAAGACCGCAGAGCCAAAAAGCGACCGAGCCAAGATAGGCACGGAAATCCTCTACCGCACTCTGCGGATTATTCGCTACCTTCAAAAGCTCAACCCGAAGCTTGTCTACACGATTGAAAACCCACGAGGTATGATGCGACACGATAAGCAGATTAAGTTGCTTCCTCATCGTGATACGACCTTGTATTGTCTATACGGAGATAAGAGAGTCAAGCCAACCGACTTCTTCAATAACGTAGGGCTGGACTTGAAGCAAGGCACACCATCCTCTTGCTCATCCGTCGGTCGTATTCGGGTTGCGGGTGATACACGGAGCATTGAGGAGCGATATTTCATCCCGCCGAAGCTCGTAAAGGAGATTCTTACCAAGATGGCGGAGCATTACAAGGAACAATAATAGTGGTAAAGAACTAAACAATGAAGGCATTGATGACGAATGATAAGGAAAAGAAGGACGACGACTATATGACCCCGAAGGCAGTATGGGAAAGCATACGGGACTACATCCCCAAGAATAAGGTGATCTGGGAAGCGTTCTATGGCGACGGGAAGTCGGGCGATTATCTGCGGGAGCTGGGCTTTGAGGTCATCCACGAAGACATTGACTTCTTCAAGGAGAACAAGGGCGACATCGTGGTGAGCAACCCGCCGTTCAGTTCCAAGATGGCGGTGTTGAAACGACTGAAAGAGTTGGACAAGCCGTTCATCCTTCTGCTTCCCGCATCTACGCTCGGCACCAAGACACTCCAAGAACTCTACGGCGACTCACTTCAACTCATTATCCCCAAAGGGCGTATTTCCTACATCAAGAACGGCAAACAGACCACTGGGGTATGGTTTGCGTCGTTCTTTTACTGCTATAAGTGTGCCTTACCTCGTGATTTGGTCTTCTTATAGTTAATTACAGACGCAATATGGTTAAAAAATGGTAAAAAAATTAATTTTTTTACTGGTTTTTATATGGTGTGGCGGTGTAATCATCTATTTTATGTTGATTTTTATGGGTCGTATAGGTATAACGGGTGTAATTGGCGGCGGATTGAGGTGTGGTAGGACGATTTGGACTATCTCAAAGAACAGACGGCGGGTTGACCGATGGTCTTTGGTATTGATGGCGACTTGAAGGTCAGTGGCGATGATAGAAAGGGATTGGACACATCGTATCATTATAATAAGGAAGAGAATGGGGGTGCGTGGAATTGAACCACGATTGGAGGATTCAAAGTCCTCCGTCTTAACCTTTGGACGACACCCCCAGTTCGTTGCGGTTCCGTAAAGAACTGGGTGCGTAATCTTGATGAAATTAAGTATTGTTGTAAAGAATAAATGTCGTCGGTGAAAGTGAATGAGTTTATGCTGGATCTCGCAAAGGAGTTGAAGGAGAAGAAGGGTGTCGCAGATTCTACGGCGAACGCCTACATCCGTGCTATGTTTCTGCTCAACGGGAAGCAACCATTCAAGAACCTCTCGTTCTTAAAGAAGACCGAAGCCGTAGAAGAGCTGGTGAAGGACTATGCCGACAACACCATCAAGCTCATCTACTCGTCCATCGTGTCCGTCCTCTCGCTATTCAAGGAGAAGACCGCTTACAAGAAGGTATACAACTTCTACTACGAGAAGATGATGGGTAAGGCAAAGGAGATGAAAGACACGAGTGCCGAGAGCAGTGAGAAGACCGAGAAGCAGAAGGACAACTGGATAAGCTGGGAGGACGTCAAGAGCAAGGGCGATGCTCTTGGACAAGCCGTCTCGGGTTTCAGCAAGAAGCGTTCGCTGACCGAGCAAGAGTTTGATACACTGCTCCATTACACTATCCTCGCACTCTATACCGAGACCCAGCCACGCCGTAATCAAGATTATCTGGATATGATGGTGGTGAAGTCAATGCCGAAGGTTGCTGACCACAACTATCTTGTTCTGGCTCGTGGTAAGCCGACCAAGTTCGTCTTCAACATCTACAAGACGGCAAAGAAGTATGGTCAACAGATTCTTGATATTCCGCCGACGCTCGCCGAGATTATTAAGCTCTACTTGAAGTTTCACCCGCAGAAGAAGGAGGCGTCCCACAACTTCTTGGTGTCGTATGATGGTTCGCCGTTGGTCGCACAAAATGCGATTACACGAATCCTCAATAAGGTGTTTGGTAAGAAGGTCGGTAGCTCAATGCTCCGCCATATTTTCCTATCAACGAAATACGACATCAAGGAGATGGAAAAGGACGCCAATGCGATGGGTCATTCCGTTGAGGAGCAGAAGAAGTATATGAAGGGCTCGGGTGAGGAGGCATCCCAGTCGGTTAATGTCCCCACCATTGAGGGCAACACCGCTTAACTGCGACAACCTCTACTTGCTTCACCTCCGCTTCCACTTGTGCGACGGAGGTCTTTTTAATACGATCCATCAGCAGTGCGATGACTTCATCCACCGCTGACTGATACTTGGATTCGGGAACGGGAACGGGAGCGGGTTCAAGCGGACTGCTCATTTATACTCTCAACGACATTTTCCTTCGCCTTATCCATCTCGTCCTTGTCCTTATTGAGCTGATCACGAACCAGTGGCTCAAACTCCGCTGACCCCGAGACATACATCCAGAGCTTCCCAATCTTGTCTTGGAGACGCCAGAGGTGGTCATTGAGGATGAGGCGGTGAGCATCCTTCGTAGGACCGACGCTCGTGTTTACCAGCCCCGTCGCCTTCTCACAATCAAAGCTCTCCTCCGCAAATGCTTCCGCCATTGTGCGAACCAGCTTGAAGTCAATACGATAATCCTCCTTCGGCATTCTGTTTGTTAATTACCGAACACTTTAATTTTGTTCCATTGACGCATCAACATCCGTGATGGAGGCGAAGGAGACCTTCGTCGTCTTGGATCATAGCATACGTTTCGTTGCGACGCAGAGGGGAGGACGGCGGAGGTGGAAAAATAGCAGAGAGTTTGAGCGTTTCCAGCTCGGTGCGAATCCGCTTGACCTCGTCCAGCAAGAGATTAATCTTGGCGAGCATCTCGGGCTGGTAATTAATCTGCGAGGTGTATCCGTTCATCTCTTTATTACTGGAAGGATACAAGAATCGGTCCTCGCTTGACTTCAAAGACGGGCTGGGGTTTCGGCAACTTAATCTTTGCCTTCTTGGAATCCTCAATCGTCGTCGGTGGTTCCTCCGTCGGCGGCGAAGAGGTCGGTGAAGTCAAGTTCACGCTCTTTCGGGGCATCTTTGTGTATAGTGGATACTTCCTTCATCAAATTAATACTTGCGGGTGTGAGGAGCTTGTATTTCTCGTCGGCAAGGAGAACTTGGCGGACGAAGGTCTTGAAGACGGGCGAGAGGGTCATATCTTCCAAGCACAAGGAGAGCGTCCGCTTCACCTTTGACTCTGTCTGCTTGTGATACTTTGCTCGCATCTTCTCACGTTCTCGCTCGGCGACGGCGGGGTCTGTCTTCACTGCCTCCTTCACCTTCATCCGCCGCTCCGCATCCCGCTCACGCATCTTTGCCTTCAACTCGTCCTTGTGGGTCTCGTAATAACTGGGCATCTTGTTATGATAGGATAGTTTATTTTTATACCATCCGTTTTGATGTAGATGATGTAGATGAAAAAGTAAACTTTTCTATGGGCTGGTTTGGATTTTCTCGGCGACTTTTTTTAGGTTTTGGTCTACATCATCTACATCAAAATAATAGGAAGGGAATTGTTTATCCTATCAGCCGACGGCGTGGGACGGAATCCTCCTCCTTGCGTTTCAGCCCCAGCCAATACATTCCACCCTTGCGTTCCACCTCATCCTCGCCATTCTCGTCGTGGAACTTGAAGTTCGGGCATCGCTTCTCTTCTACCCCGCAATACCCCATATGCTCCTTGAAGGTCTGCTTGTCGCAGTGGGTCTCGGGCATTCCCGTGTCTATGAAGAACCGCTGACGGAGTTCTTGACTGCCTACCCAGAACCTCTTCTCCTTCACGTCCACCCGCTCGTAGTAGTCCCACAACCACGCCTTCACCTTATTGTTCCCGTCAATGTATTCGCTCGTCTTGTCGGCAACCATCTTGGTCATCTTCGGTGCTTCCGTGATCTTGGGATAGATGTCCAAGAGCATACGGATGAAGGCGTCTCGCAACAACGTGTCTTCCAGAATACTCTGCTTCAATGAAGTATCCTTGATACGCATATTCGTGCCTTCCACAACCTCGTCCTCGTCCTTGAAATCAAACGGGAACGGGATACACCGCAGACGGCGGGTCAAGGCATTCGCATCCAGCTTGGACATCTTGGGGATGGTGTTGGCTTGGATGAAGATTCCGCATTGGAGGGAGAATGTGATAGGGTCCTTGTAGAGCTGGCGTGCGGTAATTGGGTCTCCGCCCGTCATCTCCTTCAACGCTGCGATTTGGATCTGGTCCTTGTCGTCGGGCTCCGTCGCCATCATTACACGCTTGCCTTTCGCCATCGCAATAGACGAGTTCGTAGCGTTCTTGCCGTCGCTGGGCTTGGTGAGAACGGATGCGGGAACGGGGTGGTAGTATCCCTCCTTCCCACCGAACGCCATCATCACCAGCAGAGCCAGTAGACCCTTGCCGTTTCCGCCTCCACCCGTCCAGATATAGAACTCTTCGTGTATCCGCAGACCGCAGAGACATAGAGCAATCGTCTTCATTACATAATCTATGGTCGGCTGGTCTTCCCAGATAGACCAGAGGATTTCCTTGATTTTCTTCTGGGCATTCGCATCCACGCTCTCGGGATAGTCGTAGCCCGTGTTGATACAAATATAGTCGGTCGGGCGAATGTCTCGCACCTCGCCCGTCCGCAGATCCACAACCTTGTTCTTGAAAGCAAAGAGGTGCTTGTTCTCGTCCATCATCTTTTCCAGTGTGGGTAGGATGTAGTCGTTGGAGATGAACTTCACGGCTCCTTCTACAAAACCCGCTTGCCCGATAGAGAACTCAAACTTGCGGATAAGCTTTATCCTCTCCTCATCTTCGGGGTCTCGGCTCGTAATGTCTATCTGCCGTTGGTAGTGCTTGATGTCCTTTGTGATCGTTTGTGTGATGTCGCTCAACAAACACTTCGGCGGGTCTTTGGAGTATTCCCATACGCCCGACGGCGTAGATACATACCAGCCAAGAGCTTGATGATAAGCGTATGCGTGCGGTTTGAGATTGTAGAAGTAGGTGGCGGTATTGGCGTGATTAGGAACGCCGATGAGACGCCAGAAGTTTGTTTGTTTGTGTTGGAGGGTCTTGTAGATCTCGGGATTGTCGTTCTTCAACCACCACCAGAGCGTATTGTCGCTCGCCGACGACTCACGATAGTGCGACCATTTCCGCTTACATTCCTCCTCGTTGAACTTCTGGCTCTTCGCAGAATACTCTTGGAAGACCGAGTAATCGCACCCGAGATTGAAGAGTATTTGACCGAGCATAAACCAGTCGGGTTCGTGGTCAAAGCGGGACGGATTGATGGCGTCCAGAACTTCACGCAGAATAGAGAGTTCGTCGGGCAGAGGAGCCAGTCGTTCGCCCGTCCTCTTCTTGAACTCTCGTTTCGGTTCGGGCTTGACTGCTTTCTCGGGTTCGGGGAGTAGTGTAGATGTGGGCGGGATGTAGGTGATGAGCGTGTCTACGATGCTCGCATCATTCACGATATTCAGTGGTCGGTTCTCGCCGTCTTTGGACGAACCACACATCCGCATCTTGCGACCTTTCGGGTTATAGATTGCCGTATCCAGATTCAGTTGGGTCTCGTCCTTGTCGGTCTTGGTCGGTGTGTCTATCGTGAGAGGGCAGTAGAGGGAGAACGTCTCTTGGAAGACGGGATAGAGAGTGTTGCGGACATACTGCTCTATTGCGGGTCGGCTCCCGTGAATGTTCTTGAAATGGATGCGGTAGGAGAGTTTGGGTTTCTGCGACGACGACATCATCGCATACTCGGCGACACCGAGTTTCTCCATCGCCGTCTTCAAGAGTTCCATCGTGTTGTCGTCGTAATCAGCGAACTCGCCACCCGACATTGTGGAGGCGACCTTGCCGTCTATGTCCACATACACTCGGTTGTATTTGCGGACATCGTCTTCTTTGGCTTCATTGAGCGGGAACGTCCGCTCGTAGCAGTTGCGATGCTTTTTTAGGTAAGCATCTATCTCGGCGACGGGGACTTCTACATACTCTTTGTCGCTTGCTATGAGACCCCGAGTAATACACACGTTCATTGATTTATTATAATAGGAACACCTTTTTTTATCCTTTTAATCCGTTTTAAGTGAGTAAAAATGTCTCGGCGAACTATACCACAGCAAATCGCTGTGGTATGGTAATATTACCAAAAACGGATAAGATTACCATCTGGAAGGATAGAAGACCACAAGACATCAAGATGAGCACGCCTTACACCACGACAACCCGCCTTACCCGCACGGATCAGCCCACTGGATTTGAGAAGGTCGCACAAGACAACTGGGACAAGATTCGTGATAAGCAGATACGAGGATACGAGGACCGCACGGGTGCCGCCGCCTTCCGCTCCTTCTGCGAAGCAGTTAAGCGTGGAGCCGAAATCCTCGTCAGTCAACTTCCCAACGACAAGAACCACTACACCACGATGGTGTGTGCTCTCGGCTCCTACAATATTCTGGACGGAAACAAGCCGTCCGTCATAGACAAGTTCCAAGACAATGTAAGCAAGCTCCACAACCGCAAACTGCCGTGTGCTCTCAACGACTTTCTCGTGAAGCACAACATCTTCGTCGCACAAGGAGGTATTCGCACGACGGGCACCGTCCACTATTGCGACGGCACGTTTGATGTTGTGGACCCCACGAAGGGTGTTCTCGTGGATGGAGATATTCGCAAGTTCAAGTGTATCAAGATGATACACACGCCCTACTTCTACCTCACTCGGCTCTCTGCCGAAGCAGTAGCGAGTGCGATGTAGATGATGTAGACCAAACAGTAAAGTATTCCAGTCCATAGACCCAGTTTTTTCAT